CCGCCTTTGCATTAGCTTCAGCTATTGGCCCAGGCCGGGCAACTAGTTGTGGAATATTACCCTGATCCCACGAAACAGCGGGCAATGTCGGATCATTGAAATAATCGTCTCGCGTCACAGGTACAAGCGCTCTCTGCATTAGTTCCAAAGACTCTGGAGGTGTAAGAGGCTCACCTTTTTTCATCGATGCGTCTAAGTACAACAAACTAAATTTCTGTTTGAGCGCTGCTCGTTTTCTTGCTGTTTTGTATAACTTTGGGTACTTGCTTTTAGCAAGCGCCTCAAACGTAGAAAGCTCGCTGCCTAAGAACTCAAACGTCTTCGACTTTTTTTGAGTTTGAAACAACTGAAACGTCTTAAAGTCCGCTTGAGAAAGGTTTTTTGCATCTAGCATTAGGTCGCGCGATTGAAACTCTGCGCGAACCTCTGGATTAGCGGATGTCGCCTGCGCGATGATTTCGTTGAAGGTATCCGGGTCTGACTGAATACTCTGGAAGCCTGTCCAGCTTTTCTGCCAAGCCATGAACCGGACACCCTCTTCGGGTGACATGTTATTCGCAATAGCCAACGCCGTGCCAGGTTCAGCGATGAATGCCATTTGCGCGCTTGCATAGGCTTCCTCGGCTTCTTGCTTTTGTTCTAAACGGATCTCGTTGAAACGGGTTTTTGCGTCTGCTTCAACAGCTTGTCGAACGTGCGGGTTTTTGAAGTCTTCGTTGTTTTTAAGTTGTTCACGAATTTCAGACCAACTGGCGTCAGGGTCGCTTTCGACAAGATTCGTGACAGAATCTAAAATGCGATAGCCAGCTTTCAGCTCTTCGGTGTTTTCGTTGTTTGCGCGGACTGAAGCCGCAGTCGTAAGGCGCAACCGCATTGCAGAATCTTCGGTCATTGCTCCGCGTTCAACGGCAGCATCTAGTTCTGCGTTGAATGTTTCTAGCTCCACCGGTGTGACATCGCCGGTAAGACGCGCCTGCTCAATGAGAATGTCAGACGACGAGAGCAAGCTGGATCGAACCTTACCTAGCGCAGTTTTCTGGGCAGAGTTTCTTGCTTTGATCGTGCCCTTGTCCGATACATCTCCAGCCGCGCGTTCCCAATAACGTGCTCCTGAACCTGCAAAAGACTTACCCCGAGTTTTGATTTGCTCCTGAGCCCAGTCGGTGTATTCCCTTTCTCGGTTAGCCGGCAGTGTGTCGCCTTCGTCAATCTCTCGCAACTTCGCATCTGCCTCGAGCGAAAACTTTCGGGCTTCTACCTGCGCCTCGGCTTCGCCCTGCATGTCAAAGAAGTCGATTGCCTCACCGCCTGCCTTGGCGACCTTCCCCAACCCATCCGCAATTTTGAGCTGCGCTGCAGCCATACCACCGCCGTACGCAGATTGGATCTGCTGTACGCCTGGTGCTGCACTTTGCTGTCCGCGGACGTCTAGTTTGGGCATGTTTAAGTTTCCTTAACAGCTTGCGTAGCTGTTACTCCCCTGAGTGCCAGAGAGCCAAGGTCGCCGACAAGACCGATACCCTGACCTACTGCAGCGATCTTGCCCGCGGCCAGACTATTGGCAGCAGCGGCGCGCGCTTGCGATGCGGCGTAGTTTGCGCCCATTCGCACGTTCATTGCGTCGATCTCAGCCGCACCTTGCTCATTGAGGTAGGTGTCAAGTGGAGTGCCAAGGTCGGACCTGACGCCAGATGTGCCGATTGCCTCGCGCATCTTGCGCAATCGGCGACGGTTCATATCGCGAATGCGCTCTTCTTCCGCGTAGCCTTTTGCTTGCGCAACCCTGGCCTGCTCTTTGTACTGTTTAGACTGTGCTTCGGATTGTTTTATCGAAGCATCAATTCCAACGCCAGCACCAGCAACCGTGGAGGCTGCGATAATCGAACCAATGATAATAACCCAAGTGACTGGATCGAGTGCAAGATAGGCATCTGGAGGTAAAGCAACCTCCGGCAGCACCATCCAAGCCAGGAATGCAAGCGCGTATGTTAGGACGAGCATCATCCGCCCTCCTCTGTCTTCAGCATTGGGAACAGGCCGACAATCGTTGCCGGTTGCGGCGAGGCGTGACGCACCGCAATGCGCCCATCTTTCTCGTAGCCTGACGGCAGCGTTAGGCGTTCTGTGTCGCCCGTGATAAGAGGCTGCGGCATGTCTGCAGCGTTAAAGACTGACGGCAGGAGTTGATCCATCGTGTCAAACGTGACGCCGTACTCGAGCCCTGGGCCTGTCTGATCCAGACGTACAACCATCCGGTTGATTCGCTTAGTCTTGCCCTGTGCTGTGCCAGCGGTTGCGCCGACCTCAAGACGCATTGTCTGAAGCTTGGCGACAAACGGAAGACCCGCCTCGATCCGGTTTCCGTAACGATTCAACGTGGCAGAGCCGCCGCTGACCGTGACAGCAGTGTGCGCTTGCCCATCGACCAAAAATTCCAGCGACTCGCCCTCAAGATGCTCGAGCTTAGTCACGGTGTCCGTCACAAATTCAAACGTGCCGCTGGATGCTCCGATGTCATCGACAAGAACACCACCGCCTGATGGATCATTTAAAGTGATGTTGGACACCGGAGAAGCCGATGTAGACGAAGCGATCTGAAACACGCGACCCACTCCGACGCCGTTACTGGTGGCAGTAAGACGAATGAAATCGCCGACGCGGTAGCTAGTGCTTGCGGGCAAATACGCTGTGATCGTTGTGCCTGCAAATATCAGACTAGAAAACGTCTGAGACGTCACGCCGCTATAACTAAGCGCCGAATCAAGAAATCGCGCCTCGCTGCGCGCTGTAGTCGGTTCCCAAGGTCGCTCGAGATATTCGATGTACCGCTTACTCACTCCGTTAATGGTTCGCTCGACTAGAAACCACACTTGATCTTGGTCGCCGTCTGGATGCGGGATGACCGCCACCGATAAAACCTTTACGCCCGTGCCGCCGAGCTGGTAGGTCGCCCAGGCCGCGACTTCCTGCGTCCGTTCATAGGTGAGCGTCCTGAGCTTGCCGTCTTCGGTGATGCACCAAAGAAGTCTGTATGGCTCATGCTGCAGCACCATGTCTTGCAAGCCGCCGACAAGGATGTCTTCGCTAAGCGCAGTTAGGTCAGGCGCTACGTACGAATCAGAATCAAACTGATACTTAAGTTCGTGGAGCTTTTGCCCGGCGCGCTGAGCAAACAGAATGCCGGCGTCGACTCCCTTTGCTTGCGTGCCTTCTCTGCACCCGTACTTGCTTCGACGAGTCACTTGGAAGTTGTCTCGCGAAAGAGCCTCGTCGCCATTCTGACTAGACAGCGTAAACTCGCCGCCAAGAGTTCCCATGAAGAGCGATTGCTGGTTCCCGATGAGCCATTGAATTGCGTTCTGTTGCTCATTGTGAAGCGTGAAGTCTAAACCCTCGGCATGTTCGCCTGCACTCTGAAAGTTCTCGTAGTCGCCAACTGCCGAGCCCCAAACGGTTTGCGGGAACCGCGTTGTGCCTCCGAAAAACAAACGGTCTTGAAAAAACCCTACCGAGCTTGGATACCCATATTCATCGCTCCAAGCGCCAATCGTCCAGCGCGAGGTCGCTTGCCCTGCTTGTCGACGCTGAGCGGTGCCAGTAGCAGTCCCTCCACCACCCCCGCCCGAAGTGTCTGCGCCTGTCAGTGCAAACGTCCCTGCAGCAATGTCGGCGCTGGCAACGACAAACTCAAGTCCGTCGACAACTGCGTTCCCTGTTCCTTCGATATAAACGACATCGCCGTTTGCGTAGTTGTGGTCCGGTGCGGTGACTACGGCGGGGTTTGCATGAGACAGTCCAGTAATTTCAACGGCAGGCTGATAGGTGTACCCGCTCGATACGGTTGAAGCCGGCAGCGTGATTCCATCAGTGTCTACATCGATTGTGCAAGTAGTGTGCGAGCCAGATCCGGTGGTCGTACTGTTCACATGCGTGATTTTGCCGTACCCGTAGCCCTCGTTAACAAACTCCCATTCGGAATAGGACTTGCCGTCGTCGAAGATCCCAGAATCATGGACAGGAGGCTCAAGTCCTGTCTTGCTTTTTTCGGGATTATTTGAATTTAGCCACCAAGCCTGTCCCGCAAACGAATAGACTCGCCCGTCGTAATAAACCAGTCCAATGCCGCCTGAGAAGCGCGTCATACCTATTTTAAGAAACAGGGTGTCTGGCTTCCACTTCGGATGCTCCGAGGCGTACAGTTCACGCAGGCGCACGTAGCTGCCTATCATCGAGTGCTTGAAAATCGCCGACGAAGCGGTTAGGACGACGCCAGTACCAGTGCCCGCACTAGCACCTACGGTAATGCTCTCGTCGTCGTTTTCGATATTGAACGGCGGCTGGTTTCCGCTGATCGTGGTGTACGTCCAATTCGTTGCGGCGATCCGTCCAAGCTTGGCAGGAGGGTGGTTTGCGTGGACGATGTACAAAACATCGTTGCTCTGCTCAAATGCGAGCTGCGCCACTTCGCTCGACTGGTAGGGCACGTTCGTCGTAAGCGTATAGACGCGCGAGACTGTGCCGGCGGAACCTGTAACCCGACCAGTCCCGTCCTCTCCCGTAAGCTGAAAGTTGTTTGTGGTTTGGCCTGCGACAGTAAAGTAGCGACCGTTTAGCTCGCGCTGGTCAGAGCCTGTGACGTAGACCAAGTCGCCATTTGCGAAGCCGTGACCGTTGGATGTGATAACGACAGGATTCGCAGCAGTGGGGTTCGCGTTAAAACTCTTCGCGTCCTCAAGCACGGGTGCGTTGTTCCGGTAGAACCGCACATACTCGTGTCCGAACTCGAGCACATACGCCTGCTCTCGGCTGTATTCAAACTGTACAAGGCGAGCAGTCTTGTCGGAGTACTTTGCCTCGACGACGTGCCGCGTGCCCGCTCGCTTTACCGCCGGCCCCTGGGCCGTAGGAATAAAGTTCTCGATCTCGGTGCAGCCAGCCTGATACTTTGCAAGATCGACGCGAGCCTGCAATCGCGGCCCAAGCCGTCCGGCATTAAACGCGGCAACAATGGGATTCGCCTTAGACATTTAACGCCTCAATCGCGCCAGAATCCAATCATCCTCGTCAAACGCACGCGGAGAAGATTCTTGCCCGTCAGCCATTTTTGCGCGCGTCATCATTTCGTCTAACAGCTTATGGATCTGCCCCCGCTTGGTGTTTGATTGGGTAATCGCTTCGCAAAGTTCTAGGGCGACCGCGTAGCTAAGCGCTTCGACAAGTAGCGGATCGAAGATACCACTGTCTGTTTCGTCTTTGGCGTAAAGCACACCTAAAGGAGCGTTGATGTCGCAAAGAAGCTTTCGCCCTTCGACAGTCCAGTATTGCTCCGAGTCGTCCGTATCGATGTCAAACACGGAAAGGCAGTCGTATGGGAGCTGGTACTCGTATGCGTACCCCCATGCAGGAGTCGTTGCCAGCGCCGCAAGCGTTGATCGAGTCGTTGTTGAGTTCCACGGGTGCGAACGTATCACTGCTGGTCGAACGCGAGCCCAGGCAGACGAAGCAAGCCTCGCCTCCTGAGTCGCGTCGTCCAGGGATGTGATGAGCGTTTCGCCGAGCATCATCAGCCCACCGTTGACTATGTCGACGGTTGAGGCCAATTAGCCTTCCTGCTGCAGCAGTTGCGCCTGACAGGCTTCCAGCGCAGCAGACAACTCCGCTGTGCCTTGGGTGTCGTCATACACAACGGCGACGATGTGCCCCGAAGTCAAAGAGCCAGACACAGCATTGGAAATTGCATCGACCGACTCATGCCCCGTTGTTTCGATTGTACGTACAGCCATAGTGGGCCTCCGAAGGCCCCGACCCAAACGAGCCGGGGCCTCAAGTTTGAGGATCAGTCGCCTGCGACGTACTCAATCTCAACAAGCAGCGTTACCGCAGCGTCTGCAGTCGTCGACACTTCGCCCACGATTGCGTAGTTACCACCCGGATCGGTGGTGACACCCGCCTGCTCGTGAAGCTTCTTGCCGCGATCAGCAATCGTCAGCGTGCCAGCTTCCTCAAACACCGACGAACCCGGATACGCAATGTCGGCGTTGATCGACTGCGCTGATGCAAAGCGATCTGCATCGACAACCGTAATTGACAACCCGTTGTTGCTGGTGTCTGCCGTCCATACACCGATGTTGACAGCCCCAGCCGACGCCGAGCCATCAATCACCGACAAACGAATGTCCTTGATTCGATCGTTGGTCTTGAAAATGCCAAACACCAAATCGTCCGCGTCTGTCGGTGTACCCGTGTACACAAACGACGTAACACGAACGCGCGAGTGATTGAAACCGACGTTGCCCATTGGACGTGCTGCCGGGTCAAGATTGCTTCCATAAAGAAGTGCCATTTTCTTGTTCTCCTGGGTTACGACTCCGCAACCCTATTGGGTGCCAAAGGAGCGCCGCGACGACACCGCCGCAACGCTTGTCTTTGAACTACTCGGTGACCATAATCTCGACGACCTTGGCCTCTTCGACACGCGTTGCGCCGATAGTGGTCGAGGCGTAGACCTGCGTGGCGTACGACTTGTCGTCGCGCTGGCTGATCTGGCCGGCGATGTCGGCCCAGATGCCGAGGCAGAGCCCCGACTTCACCCAGGCCGGGCACCGTCGCTTGTTCGCGGCATCAAGCGCCAGGCGCTCGCTGTGGATGAAGTTGAAGCCCATGAACGACGTGATCTTCCCGTCGACTAGGACGGGCTTTTCGTTGTAGTCCAATGAAACGATCTGCGTTTCAGTCAGCAGATCCGTCTCTTGCTTCGCGGACATTGCGATGAACATTGGATCGTTCTCGCTGTCCACTTCAGCAGCACGCAGCTTTTCGCGAGCCTGTCGAAGCGCATCGACCGTCAAGCCTGACGTTGCGTCGACCGTCGACCCGTAGGTCGTCCAGTCTTTAACTGTCGCGCCGGTCTTTCCGGTCTTGGTCGTATCAGAGAAAAAGGCCGCGATGATCTCGTCATCAATTGCCCGGTTCATTGCCATCGCTTGGTTGCGCGCGTACTTCGAGCTGGGCTCGATGATCGTTCGCAGCACGTCCTGCTTGTCGATGAGGTCCGCGATCTCGTAATCTTCGGGATACACCCATCGAGCATCATGCGGCGTCTCGACCAGCGGCGTATCCGCGTGGCGAGTCGTTCGCTTGACCGGGTTGACGGTGCCGAGCTGGTTGACTACGCGGGAACCTTCAGATCCCCGACAGTCTTCAACCTCGACAGACGCGCGAAAGCGCGATTCCATCTGCTGCGAAAGAAACTGCAGATTGGCGTTGTACTTGTTCTGGAATGTAGTCGTAATTTCGGTGGACACGTAGGTCACCTCCAAAGTGAAAAGCCAAGTTGTTTGGCGTGTCCGCTCTGGAGCGGGGCCGAATCGGATTGCGATTCAGTGGCCCACGGCGTCGAGTGCGCTGGCTCGAACGAGTCGAGGTATCAGCGCGCCCCCCTGCCGATGTGGGGTGTCACCTGTTCACTGCGTCAATGTGGCTCAACGCGCAAATGCGTCAACTGATCCGCAAACCTGCGCCGCTGATGACCTCAATGAGTTGGTCTATTTTTCTCGTCACAGCAACGTCGCCGCTGTTCCGGGCCTGCACTACCTTCGGGTCAGACACCATCCGCTTGTACTCTGCGAGTGCGCTCTCTCCGTCATGGAAAACCGCCTGCTGACCGTCGCCGGTGTCTACGGCGTGCTCGCCGACCATGCGTGACAGATTGAACGCCCACTCGAGAACGCCTTTAGTCCCTCGCTGCGCCTCGATAGCTTGGATGTCTGAATCGTCCAATCCCAACGCGCGTATGGCAGAACGTCCGCGCTGCAAATTTGCGTCGAAGTTCTCGCCCCAGAGTTGCTTGACCTCAGCCATCTCCGCTGCGCTTTTCTGCGCTGCTTCCTGCTGCGCTTGCTCGCCCATTGTGTCATTAAGCTCGACGCCGGTCGACGTAAACTCATTCACTACGCCTTGCCATTGGTCTTGCGTAAGCCCTAGCTCCCACGCTTTGGCTGAAAGACGGGTGCCTACGCTTTGCGCCTGCTCACTATCACCAAACTCAATCGCGTATTCTGCTGCGCTCGCCGGGCGACCGAGCTGATTCCAAACCTTTCCTGCTGCCTCGCTATCCGACCAGTCGGCTGGTAGCTCAAGCAGGCTCTCCGGGTTTTTGCCGAGCTTTTTACTGGCGTGCATGTAAGCCTGGGCAAGACTCTCAGGATCGCCGTACTTCTTGCTGGCAACCATCTCGCGCAGCTCAGGAGAAAACTCTGCCGCCCATTCGGGCACAGTCGCCAAATCCAGCGGCGGCGGTTGCGCTTCCGTTGGCGTACTGAGCATCGACGCAGCACCGGCAGGCTCAGGAATAGACTCGACTGGGGTAGACTCTACTCCAGTCACAGGCGTGGCAATCTCTTCGCTCATTCGTCTCTCCAAAGATCAGCAATAGAAGCGAGTTCGTCGTCGCCGATCTCGACGTAGCTGATGAGACGCATCCAAACTTGGCGGCGTCCCTCGAGCTGTGCAGCGGCAAGCGGGTCAGAACGACCTTGCTCGTCGAATACGTGGGTGGTCGCGTTGGCGTGGCAAAACATCTCAAGGTCATCGAGGATTGCTGCGCCATCGGACGTGCGGGTGCCGTCTTGGGCCAGGAATAAACGTCTGGCCGCGCGAACTCTCTCGAGTAAACGCTCAGCTAGGTGGGATTGATCCTGCTGCATCATTGAGCTGGTCAGGTGTTACACCCGCAGCTTTCAAATCCTTCATTGCGCTTGCGCCTTGGGACGCCATCGCCAGCGCTTCTTGCTGTTGAGATCGTTCCGCCTGGGCGGCAATCGCAGCACTCACTTCCGACTGATCCTTCAAAAGTCGCGCACTCACTCCGTTGATTTCGGCAATCTCTCTGAGCATCTCGTGCCAGTTCGGCACTTCAAGTAGCGTCGGATCTGCGCCGGCTTGGGCAGCTTGAAGCGCCCAGCCCGCCGTTCTCTCAATTGCGAGAGCATCCTCGCTGCGCTGCAGACGAGCGGCTTCGTTGTCGTAAATGATCTCGAAGTCAGGGGCTTCAATCAGTTCCTGCGGCAGCGGCGGAATCCAGCCTTGCCGTTGGCCGATTCCTTGCTCGCGTGAGATCTGCGGGCCGAGCATCTCAGCTTCCTGACGCCCGGTGGTCGGAGCCAGCAATTGTCCCTTTTCTTTGGCGCGCTCCATTACCTCGGTTGCCGTCATCTGACGATTCTCAGTCATTTGCAGGAACAGCGAGTTCAGAAACGATGCCGATACGGCCTCACGCTTTTGTTCCATCATCTCAAGCGTGATTGGTAGGTTTGCGCCGGACTGCAAAGGAACCACAGCAGGTCGGCCATTCATGTCGAGCCCGCCGTAGGTCAATCCGCCTGGCTTCAGGCTTACGCGCTTTTGGCCTCGACCAAGCGGCCCATCAGACTGCAGAAGCAACGGAGGATCTGCGGCTTTGTGACCGCTGCGTTGTAGTGTTTTCTCCTGCTCCTGCAGCATCTCGATGTCTGGGAGTATAAGTTCAGCCGGGCCTCGACCGTACGTCTCTGCCGGGTTTACCGTGTACCGCGAGAACAGGTACGGTTGCTCGTGATACCCACCCCGCTCCACAACCTGCGACTCTTCGACCGCGATAACCAGCGACTCAAATGCCATGCCATCGGCGTCCACTCGCTGCGGGTCGTAATTCTTGCGAGGCTTGACGACGTGAACGTACTGACTCTTGCGCAGTGGATCGGACTCAATCGCGCGCTGCGCTGCTGCTGGCGCGGCTGGACCCCATTTCTGCACCGCTTGGTGTGCAGTTAAATCGTATGCGTAGTAGACCGTGTCGACGACGCCTTCGTGATTCTGCTCTACCCAAGTGTGACCTAGATGGCAGTGCTTGTATCGAATACCACCGCCTGGTCGCTCATCGACGAACAGAGTGTCGTTGCCAAATGCACCAAGCGCCTTGTAGCCTTCGTGCTTCTGCGAGTAGTACCTCGCGGCTGGATCGTTCCGAACTTGGAAGAGGCGCTGATTCGCGAGGTCAAACCATTCTTTGACCGCTTGGCTTTCGTTCAACTCAGGAATCGACGAGCGAAGCCTGTGCCACGTCTGATTTCGGGGCGTGAGCAGCGACTCCATAAACGCAGCAAAACGCTCGAGAGCCAGCGTAGCGCTTGACTCGTAAACGCGATCTGTGCGCCGCTCGCCGGGCGTAGTCGACGTATTAAAGTCGCCAGCAAACGGCCAGACAATCTCCTGCAAACGTTGCCACGTCCTATCGTGGTTAACGCGCTCGCCTTTGATTCGCTCCCAGCGGCGAATGCAGTCCTCACCGGAGGTCACTAGTAGCCACCGCCGCTCATGCCACCGCCCATGCCACCGCCCATGCCACCGCCAAGCATCTTTGCGCCGCTCGGTGCGCCGTCCGTTACCGTGGCTTGCGTTTGCTCTGAAAGCAAAGTCGCGGCTGCGCCTTGTCGACGCTTCAATCGCTGACGCTCGCGCTCGCGGGCCTCGTCGGCTTCGCGGTCATCCGCTGGACGGTACGGTGCTTTTGGAACCTTCGGTGCTTTTGCCATTAGACGACCCCCAAGTGCGGCAGCGTAGCCCGCGATGGTCAGGCGTAAACCCAAGCCGAATAAGGTAGTTGGCAATAATGTTTTCTTGTACGTCTTGAGCATCAAACCACACGCGCAGCCAGTCGTAGCCCATTAACTGACCCAGCAATTTAAGAGCGATTAGCCAGTCTCTCGCATAAGGCTTTGAGCGCTCGCTTTCGGTGAGGCAGCAATGCACTGCAAGCTCATCCTCGTATCCGTCCTCGACGTGCATCCAGAAAACGCCAGGCCCGTACGTGAACCAAGACGAAACCACCATTTCCTCATCGGAAATTTGACGCGGATAGCCACAACTCAGCACTGTTTCTCGGAGCATCGCCTTGTCGGTTTCAATCTCCCATTCCCTTAACTTTTGCATCACATATCCGCCTCAAATTGCCGAGAGCCGCCGCCAGGATTCGCGTAGTGCAACGTCGCTACGCCTTCGCCTTCACCCAGGAGGGCGTACTCCAAACTCTCACACACATGGCTATAAAAATTCTTGTCTGGCGTTTCGCCGTACCTCGCGTCACCGCTGACGTTCAGCTTCCGATAACAAAACCCACCAGCGGCACCTTTGCGAAGTATTTTCGCCTTGCTCGATATCATCAGCGCCGGTCGACCGTCCATCGCTAATCGCTTTAGCGGAGCAATCACCGCAGAACGACGCAGCAGCATCTCGTTGGTTGGCGCAGGCTGAATCGGAATGCCGGCTGCATTCATCACTTGTATCGGTGTCGTCTCGACGGTCTGCCCTGCCCGGTCGCCTGCCGGGTCACCCCAGCCTCGAAACGTAGCCTGCGGATACTCTCGCCCCAGATACAATCTCAGCTCTGGCGCGAAGACCGATGCGCTCATGCCCTCCGATACAAACTCATCGATGACTGAGTACCTACCCACAGCAGGCTGGTATTGTAGAATGGCGCATGCGGGCGTTCTGCCGAAGTCGACACCTAGTAGCAACGGCAGCTCACGGTCGTACGCAATGGGCTCCTCCGGCACGTGCTTACTGTCAATAAACTCACGCCAGACAGGCTCGCCATCAATTGTGAACCCGTATTCGTTGCCAAGGTTAACGGCGATCCAGCTCTCGTCTTTGCCCGCCATGCCTCGCTCGTAATACCGCTCCGGCAGGTTCGCGAAGTTCTCAGCGTTGGGGTTCGCTTTCCATTTGACACTGCCATCGTTTTGCAGTCCGTCGCGTTCAAGACCCCCAGGCTGATGAAAGAATTTCCAATCCTCTGGTGGGTTTGTGGCGAGCGGCCACAACCAATGGTCTTCGTCCCAAGAGTTCGAGTCTCCCATAATGCCGTGCCACGTACAGTTCACGCCCTGGCTGGCTATGGATGGATACCGACCATGCCGAAGGTCAGCCATGTCAAAAACCGCTTTCTGCAGTTCCTTCGTTTCGTTCATCCACACAAACGAGATGTTGTACCCGCGCAGCTTCCGCACGCTGTCCTCGCGATCCAACGCTAAAAAAACAACCTCGCTCTCGACTCGAGTGCCATCGGGCAACCCAAATGCGACGTGCGCTGTCGGAGGCTCGAGCCCACCGCGCTTAACCTTTGCGATGTCGCCAAACACATGCTGAAAGTCTGCAAGCGTCGTCTGCATCAGATCGGCGTAGGTGTTACGAATCGCCAGACCCTTGGTGGGCCTGACCCCGTCCGAGTTTGGTTCCTGCTCAATCATGTGTCGCAGCAAAGGCCCGGTAATCGTGCCTACCGTTTTGCCAGATCCAAGCGGCCCTCGAATAATCGACACCCGCGCGTTCGACGCCATGTACCGATTGAGCACAGGGTTTCTGGGGTCGCCAACGGAGACGATAAGCTCGCGAATGCTCACGCTTTTTCTGTGCGCTCCGCTGCTACCCATTGCCGCGCAACGGACTCTGCGTGCTCAAGCCCTTGCGCGCTCGCCCTCATCTCTGCCTTGAGCTTTAACGCGAAGAGCATAAATGGCTGACGAAAGTACGGTCGCAAATCGCGGGGCAGCACCTCGCCTCTAATCAAGTGTCCCAGAATCTTGACGATGTATTCATCTTCCGCGTCAAGAACCTGCTCGGTCACCTGGGCCAGTCTATTCGTTTTCTTCTTCTTCTTCGCTTCCAACCGAACCTCCGGTGTAGTCCATGTACCTGACGACGTTCTCGCTGCGTACCTCAACGATCTGCTCCTGCGGAATCAGCTTGCTGACCAGGCGCACAAACAGTTCAGGGTGAGAATCCGCTAGACCCTCAAAATAATCCTCGGGTCCGACACGTTCTACTGCAGTCATAAGCGCATCTTTGATTTCCCTAGTAATGACGTTCGGTGTGCCCTTGGCTCGCCCGCCGGTTTTTTCGCGCCCTTTCTCAAACACCGTGTCTTTCCCCCTTCGCTTTGCTCTTTGTCCTTCTATCTGCCTCTACTTCTCGGATTCCGTTGCGTAGTTCTATCAACGCAACAGAGTGCAGCGCAAACTCACAAAATGCCGGCGACTCTTGATGCGCTGAGTAACTGACTCCGCATTTGCACCGCAACATTTCTCCAAAAACATGCCCCAAAGTCGGCTCATGGCAAGCACACAAACGAAATTTGCCAAGCGCTCGTCTTACGTCTTCAATCAATCCTCTGCGTTCTGCTCCATCCACTTCATCACCCAACGCGGCATTGTTTGCGCCGCTTCATCTCGCCGTTTTCGTTGTATCCAGCCACCGTCAACTAGCTCGACGTCGATCGTGACTCGGTCGTCATCCATCGTCCTAGTCGCAATGTCCGCAAGCTCCGCTACGTGTACACGTTTCATTTGCTTGTGGGCACGTTTGCTTGAAGCATTTGAAACAACTCGCTCAAGTGACTCCAACCCAAAGTGTATTTGGCAAACCCTGCTTCCAAAGCATCGTGACAACGATTCCCAACGGCACTGGCGTTGTGATGCGCAAAATACGGCACGATGCCCTTCCCCTCTTTGTTCTTAGATAAGTCCCAGCAATAAATGCCGTCACTTTGTTTATTGATCGTTTTCCCACACACATCGCACCGAATCATCGGGCAGTTCAAACCGTCAAGCAAAACCACTTCAATCGTCATGTTTGCACCTTCACGATTATCTAACGTTTTTGTAGCTGCGGCCTCGAATTAAATCCCTGACCTGACTAATCGCGCACCCGACGTTTTCAGCAATGATGACTAGTCCTACTCCGGCCTTTTCCTGACGTCTTATTTCTCTGACCTGCTCATTCCCTAAAGGTCCGCGGCGCAAAAGACTTGGTTTTTCTCCGTTTGATTCAAATTGGTAGTCGCGAATAAACTCAACCACTTTAATGACCTCGAGTTCGTCCTCGCCCTGAGCGTGCAAATCCATAACAAGTTCGCACCCTGCTCGAAAACCAGCTCGAAAAGATCGCTTGTCGAATTGACTAGCTGTTTCCGTTTTGAGTCTCATTAATGCGAAAACCCTTTATGCTTCCAAGTAAACTCT